TTTTTGTGTTCTAGTATCTTTTGGTTTTCCTTTTTCGTCTATGCCTCCAATATAACTAAAATGTATTGAATTAGAATTATATCCTTTAACACCGTTTGTAATTTGTTCGTAATTTGCTAATTCGTGTATAATTCCATTTGCATCAATTAACCTATGATAACCTACAGATTTCCATTTTAATACATCTTTCCAATAATTTAAAATTGATTGTTTAGTTGCATTTGGTTGTGTAGCTGTACAATGTATAACTATGTATTTTATTTCACGCATATTATTTAATTAAATCAATATCTTCTTTTACTTCTTTTGCTCTGTTTAATAATGTTTTTAACATTTTCCAAATATCAATTTTTAAAGCAGCTTCTATATTTTCTTTAATACTTACAAGCTCAATAAAAATTAAAAGTATTGCTACTAATTTGGTAAACATAAATTGAATTGTAAAATGTTGAGTAACAAACTCGTTTAATAAAAATTTATCAATTATATATAACATAATTATAGTAAGCTGATATAATAACATTTTACTTATAACGTGAGATAATTTTCTACTTTTAATGGAAACCCACCCATTTAGTTTTATGCTTTTAAATACACCTGTAAACGTATCTAAAAATATAACAATACCTACCGAAATAAGTAAACCTTGAATAGGTGCAAAAAATAAAGCTAATCCTGTAAATATATAATTAAGATATGTTTTCATTACTAATCAATAATATGTTTTATTTTAATAAATTTACAACTTCGTAACCAGCTTGTTCAAGTGCAACTTGCGTATAATATAACGCAGTTTCAATAGTTTGAGTTTCGCCTTTTTGCAATTCTACTGTAATGTTACCATTTGGTACGTTTGTACTAATTTCATTCGCTCTCTCTTTGAAAGCTTTTATACTTGCGTAGTTTGATGTGGCAATTTCTAAAGTAGTTCCGTTTGCTCTACCAGCAAACTCGATTCTACAATACACTTCAGGCATTTCAATAGTTGTGCCAGTAATAATAATTTTTGTTGTTTCTGTTGATTTTACTAATAATCCCATTTTGTTTTTGTTTTAAATTATAAATTGCCATCCAGTGGACTTGTTTACGTATAATCCCTCTACCACATCGGTACAATACACCATTAATCCAATAGCTGGACTTGCTATTGCTATTCTTTGTGCGTTTGTCATTCTTGGCGGTAGGAAACCCCGATTTGTACTATCTACTTGTAATTGGGCTGAATTTACTGGGTTAGCAGTACTTATCGCTACTCTTCCTAATGAATCAATAACTATCCTATCGGTAGCTACAGTTTGTAATCGTAAAAAATCTCTTCCGCTTCCTACTGAAAAAGAGTTTCCACTTCTAACGACAAATCTAGTTCCATCAATATTAATAGCTGTACCTGCTAAATACACTAAAGAGATGCTTTGCCCTGTTGCTAAGTTAAAGTTTGTAACGCCATCTCCTCTTACTTGAATTGTATCTAGCGTATCAACACTATTTCTAACTCTAAAAGGTATGTCAGTGGATAATACCCCTTGTGAGCGAACGTCAAGTCTTGCTTGTGGTGTTGTTGTTCCAACCCCTAACCTCTTATTTGTATTATCCCAAAACAAACCATTATCCCCTGTTTGAGTATTTGTGGCGTTCCAAAAAGCAACTTGACCATTTGCACCTGTTCCTGTAACTGGGTTTGTGATTACATTTTGCTTTGTAGCTAAAGCATCAAATACACCATTCGAGCTTACAGCGTTTGAACTACCGTCAGTTGGTACAGCATCTATTGTAATTGGTGCGGGAATATCTTCTAAAGTTATAAACGGATTAACACCATCTTCGCCATCGTTAACAAGCTCTGAAGTATTTGTAATTGTAGTTCCTGGTTCGCCTTGGTCTCCCTTATCTCCCTTATCTCCTTTTAAACCTTGTATGCCTTGCTCTCCCTGAATACCTTGTATACCTTGTATTCCTTGTATACCTTGGTCGCCTTTATCTCCTTTTAAACCTTGCTCTCCTAATCCATTAGCTACAATAGTAACATCATTATTGTTTTGCTCTAAAACAACCGTAGTTAAAATATCGTTTTCCTCAATTAAAACAGTTGCCGAAAAGTCGTTAGGCTCAATTATAATAGTTGTGTTAGACATCTTGTGTAATTTGCCAAAAGTTAGTAAAATAAGTTATTTTAGTATTAGTTTCTGTAATTATTTCTAAAGAAAAAATATAATTAAATGCTGGGTAATTCATATCACGAGGCATTAAAAATATTTCTCCATTTGTAGGCGTTGGAATTGTAATAGTATTGTCTTCTGTTGAAAATAAAAAAGCATTATTTTGACCAGCCCCTTTTTTAAATGGAATATTAATAGTATAACCTGTTAAATCCATAGGAGTTTTATCTTCGCCCACACCATCATACAAAGTCATTTTTAAACCTGTAAAAGTATCGCCTTGTCTTATATCTTTTATAAAATTGTTATTTGCACAGCTCATGTTATCCTATTCTTGAAATTCTAAAATTTTTATTATTCGATTTTATACCACATTTAAAATACTTTGCTATATTATTTCGCATTAAATAGCTTTCAACATTCAACCAAAGGTTAAAAGCATAGTTGCAATTATGCTCGTATAATGTTTTTTTCATTGGGTAGTCAATCTTTTCTGAAACGTCATTATTCATTTTGGCTTTTAAACCAAATGCAGTATCTATTACATCACCATAAAGAACATATCTTGCATAAGCATAATGCGCTAAAACAGCTTTTAAACCTACGTTAGTATATGTTATGCCATTATATTCGTAAATAACACCTTCTAATAAATCAGTCCAATCTGAAGTATTATTTATTACATCGTAGTATAATTGCTCACCTAACAAAGGGTATAAATCCACCATTTGTGCCTGTAAAATTAATTCATTTAATTTTGCATTATTAATTGAATTACTTAACTGTTTGTATTGCTGTATTTCAGCACGTGTTATTAAAGGCGTTGTTATCATACTATCGTGTTGTTAGGTGCTGGTAAAGCGATTAACGGTTGTATAAAAATATATTTTCCATTCCAATTTGGTAAATTTTGCACTATATCATTTACAATAGTTTCTAACATATTGCGCTCTTTTGATGTGTTTTCCCAATACATTTTTTTAGCCTCTAATAAACTTGCCCCGCTGTTACCAAACATTGCACTATCAGGTGATTTGACCAAAGCAACGGGCAAGTTATTAAACGCCATTAATATATTTTTAGATACTGAATTTTCAGTATATTCAAACATCTTATCATCAAGCTCAGAATTAATAGTTTGTATTTTAAAAATACTATCTATACCATTTATAAAGTCCGGGCTTTCAATCATCAAAGCACCGCCAGCATTTTCACTACCGATAAACTTTTCAATTGTTGCCTTAACCTCATCCGCCTCCGCTTGTCTTGTTGCAAATTGTCTGTTTCTTACTAATTGTCCCGCATCGTTTACAATCATTTCAGGCTCATCATTGCTTACTAAAGGAGGCGTCATTATAACTGTTTTACCAAAGAAACCTTTGCGTAAAATCATATTCTTATAGATAGCCGCTTGACTTTCAGAATCGCAATCATTTAAAACCGCATCAATTCTAGATAGTGGATAAAAATACCTGCTATCTAAATTTATATACAAAATTTGTCCTTTGTATTTTTCAATACTTCCAGCCTTTTCAATTTGTGATTTAACTACATTTTGATTTTTGTTAAATACATCAAAAATTATAGGGGTTTCTTTACTATCTGACCAGTCATTTTTGAATAGTATTTTTCCGTTATAATTTTTACTATCTTTTTTACCTAAACGTATTTTTGTAAAATCAATAACTTTTGGGTTTAACTCCTCAAAATTTAGGTTATAATCAAAATGAATGGCTACACCTCTTTGGCGTACTAAACTATCCGCTATATCAATAGCAAAATCAATTAATTTTTGGTCTGTATTTATTTGAAAGTTATCAGCTTCGCCAAACCCCTTACCTAATAAGTATTGTACCATTATTTCAGATGCCATTTTAGCAGTTACGGAGTTGTTTATAACTCTATCAATTCGCTCAGGGTATAAATTATCCTCTCCGTTTTGATAAATTTCTAATTTTTTATCCCACTTAACCGCCCTTTTGATTATATCTAGGACTGTAACTTTCATTATTTAGTGGTTTTTTTATTTTTAATTTGTGTAGTTTCTTTTACTTCTTTTATTTCTGTAGGATATACCTCGAATAAATCTTCTAATTTAAAATCTTTGTTTAAATCTTTAAATCTTTTTATTAACTTTTCAGCGTAACGGTCTGTAATGTTTTCATTTGTAATTAAAAGAGAACCACCAAATTCTAATTGTAAACCTTCTCTTTTTTTGTGCAGTAAATATTGTGATTTATTTTCCATTTTTCTGTACTTTTTAATAAATTCTTTGTGATAACTTACAATGCATTTTTGACAAGCAGCGTTTACAGTTTCAACAAAGAATTCTAATTTATAATCTATTAAGAATAATTTTAAAAGTGAAACATTATCGGAGGTCTTGCCCCCGATAATTGATTCCACATTCATTTCATGCCACTTATGAGCTAAATTTTGCATCAAATGCAGTCTTAGTTGTAGCGTAGTCAGTTTCTAATAATGTCATTGGAACTGTAGGCTCTTCAAATCCTTCTGTACTTTCCAAAGTGAATGAAATTGTACCGTCGTTTTCTTTTGAGTTGTAAGTCAAAGTCATTAACTCTAAACCTGATTTTAACCCATAAACTTGAAACGCATCAGCATTAGATGCACCTTTCCATTTTTGCTCTACAACAACTACATATTTACCACCTTCTGAAAGATGAGTAGCTTGTAATTTGTTTGCAGCACTTGGATTTAAAATAACACCTGTAAACATATGTTTAAATTTGTCAGGTCCAAATTCTTTTTTAACCAATTCGTAACTAGTACCATTGATTTGTTTTACACCTTGTAATAAAAAAGCCGTTTTAGTAGCTTTTAATGCCAAGTTTGTAAGTAATATTTTATTCGTTCCACTTACCGTAGTAGTAGCAATGTTTATATCCTCAGCATTGATTAACAATACATCAGTTTCTAAACCTCTTACACTTGGATTTGCACAATCAAATAAAAAGTCTGCGGTGATTAATCCTTCGCAAGCCATATTTTTATATTTTAAAAGTTAAAAAAAGTAACGGCTTAGTAAGCCGCTACTGTTAAATATTTCTCTAAATGTTTAGCATCCATAGTGTAAACACCATCGATAACATTTACTTTATGATATTGGTCATAGAAAGCATCTAAAGCTCCAAAGTCATCAGTTGCTAAAGTACCAATTTTTAAGTTCCTTGGAGTTGATAAAACCGCTCTGTGAGGTAAGTTCCATTTAGTTCCGTTGTCTTGGTAAGCTGCAATAACTCTATCCCAAACATCAATTTTTACAACAGGAATTCCTCTGTAAGTTAATGTTACTAATCCATTTTCGTTTATAATAGTATTACCAGCTCCACTATTTTGGATTGATTCTAAGTCATTTAAGTAACCATCAAATATTGAACGTGTTACGTAAAATTTAGCATTTCCTGAATCTAATAATCTAGAGTCAGCTTTTGCATACATAGATTTTAAAGTTGCGATTGCATCTCCTGAAGCTAATGCTTGTAATGCATAAGATGCACCAGCGTTTTTAGTAATTGCTACATATTTAGCGTCAGTAGTTGGAACCTCTGTAAAAATTTGTTTGAAAAATCCGTTGTAAGAATTAAAGAAACCTAAGTCAGTACCTACTTTAAATACACCTCCACCAGTTGTTAAGGCTGCAGCAGTATCATTAAACCAAGCTTGACGTAGTAAGTTTTCGTTAAAACCTTCTACAACTTTAGCAACTAAAAAGTTACCTACTACACTGTTTGAACCTTCAATTACATTGTAAAAGTCAGGATTCATTTTTGACATTTGACGAATCAATTTGTCTTGTGCGTTTGCGTCAGCTGAACAGTGTTCTAATCTAAAGTCCATATCAACTGGAGTCCAAGTTTTCTCAGTTAATGCAACACCCGCAACTGCGTTTGGCGTACACCCTGTTACGGTTTTACCCATTAAACCCATTCTACCAGCGAATACGATTTGCTGATTGTATTTGATACCTTGTTCGATATCGTGCAACTCATTAAGAGTTGGGTCGCCAAAAGTTAATTCATTGATTACTTTTGACCAGTCTTTAAGTTCTTCTCTATTAAAAGCAAAACTTGATGTAATTTCTGATGCCATAGTTATTTACGTCTTTTGTTTTTTAAATTTTCTAATGCAGATAAAGCGTTGTTTGTAACAAGCTCACCTTTTTTGTTTTCTTTTTTCTCTTCTGCTGTAAATCTTGAAGTGATACCAGCTTTCAATTCCTTAACCTCTTTTACGATGTTAGTAATTTGAGCTTCTTGCTCTTCAATTTTTGTAGCATTAGCTTGTAATTCAGCTTCTTTTTCAGCTAATTGTTTACGTAAGGCGTCTAACTCTTCGTTAACGTCGTCTACTACAACAATTTCTGTTAATTCTCCAGCAGCGAAAATATAAGTACTACCGTCAGGCATAATGTACTCTCCCTCTGCAGGTTGTCCGTCAATCGTAGCCATTGCACCAACAGCTGGAGTTTCTCCTTCTGCTACTTCTGCAAAGTCTATCGCTACACCGTTAGCGTCTTGTAAAACTATGTTTACAATTTGCTTTTTAAATGTGTTTAGAATTGCAGAGAATTTCTCTTCAATCCAGCTTTTGTCTTCTTTTGTCATTGGTTTATCATTATTTAATTTAAGATACGCTTTTGCAAGGATAGGCTCGTTTAATACTGTTGCAAAACCTAAAGATGTTGCTTGGTCTTCTGTTAACCAAGTTTCATTTCTTAATAGCGGTGCAATTGCATCAGTTCCTAATCCTGTTTGGTTTGTGTAAAATTTAATAAGTTTATTTTCGCAATCCCTTACGCTTTGTGCATACGCTTCAATTTCATCAGCGGTGCCATCAATTCCACCCATAGGGCTGTGAATCATAAATTGAGTACCACTTGTTAAAATTCTTTTATCACCAGCCATAAAAATAACCGTAGCAATAGAAGCAACTAAGCCACTGCCTACAGTTGTAATTGGTAATTTTAAAGATTTAATGTAATTGAAAATATCAAAGCCAGTATCTACAACACCACCCTCTGAATTTATATGTACACGAAAAGAAGTTGCACCTGCTTGTGCTTTGACTTGTTGAATAATATCGATAAGCTCTGTACCTTTTTGGTCTTCATAGCTTCCGATAAGTCCGTTTATATAAATAGTTCCTTCCATACGTACAAAGATACGAGGCTATTTATTGTGTTTTTTACAACGTATTTTGTAAAAAAATATATTGTAAGTAGGTAATTTTGAGTATGATATTACTTACAATTTCTTTATTAGCACTTATTTATTCTTTGAGTGTTCAAAGCTATCGGGCTATAAAAAAAGCATTCACTCCAGCGTATAAAAAAACTCCCGAATACCAGGAGTTTAAAAATCAATTGTATAAAATTTTAGCGAAGCATAAAGTTAATAATGTTTCTAATAGTATTTTCTGAACAATTATACTTGTCCGCACAATAAGTTATAGCTATTGATTTTTTATTATTTTTTACTTCACTTAAATAAGTTTCATAAACTGTAATATAATCCATAATATGTACTGGAATAATTCCACGTTTTACATATTCTAAAAATACCTTATAATTAATTTTTTTTAAAAATTCGTAGTTTACCATTTGTGTAGCGGACAAGTTTCTAATTCACTTCTAATCTTTGCACTTATTGGACAGTAACATAATTTACAATAATGCCCTTGTATTTCTTTTAAGTCATCTTTTATTAAAGCCAATAGTTCGCCCTCTTTGCATTCAAAACAAGTCACGCAAATTTTGGCACGCTCTTCAGCTATCTTTTCTGTAACCTCACTTTTATCAATGAAGTTTCCCCAGCCGTTTAATATGTTAAATAATTTTCCCACGTTGCAAATATACAAATTTATTTTATAAATTGGCACCATTAATAACTTGTGCGTATCTATTACCAACAGTTTGTATTTCTTCGACAGCAACTCTAGGAGCTGGAATGCTTGTTATTGCTTCAACAACGCTATCGATGTTTAAAGTTTCAGGGCGTACTCCTTGTGTAATAATTCCACCGCCTTGAAAAAATCCACCCGTACTAACTCCGCCTCCGTTAGAATTATTAAAATCCATAAAGGAACTAAAGGCACGTCGGTTTAAAATCCCAATTCCTTCGCCAGCTTCAGCTTCAAAAGTTGTACCGTCTTCGCCCCAAAATTTAGTGCCTCCAGCGCTATGACGTTTGCCTCCAATTTCTTGAATACCTCCTTTTTCAAATCTTGCACCATTAATTTGCGCCACACTTCGAGCGGTTGTAGCAATAGTTCCAGCAATTTGAATAGCTCTTGAAATAGATGCGGCTGGCTCTGGTAATACCGAAGGAGTTTTTAAAATTTCAGTTACAGCTAAACCACCATTTATTAAAGCGGTTGCAGATGATATGGCTTTGTTTTTACCAAACAATCCTTCTAAACCAGCACCTACCTTTTGCATTTCTTGAAGTTTTGCGCTAGTATCATTTAATGATGCCAAGCGTTCCATTTCTCTTTTTTTATCTTCGGCTTGTTGCGCTTTTTGTCGGTATTGGTCTTCGGTTATTTTTCTAGATTCTAAATTCGCCTTTAATTGAACAAGCTCCGCATCGTAAACTTGTTGCGCTCTTATCATATCCTCTTCGAATTTAGTTTGAGCGTTTTCTAAATCTATTTCGTTTTGTGCTGCTAACTGCTCCGCTTTTTGTGTTTTAATTTGGTCTTCTAAATTTTTCTTATTGGCTTGTATTGTTTTTTCTGTTTCACCAGCTAAAATTATTCTTTGAGTTTCATATTCGATTTCAGCTTGAGTTAACGCCTCATTGTTTAATTTTTTATTTTCTAATTTAGAAACATCGACTTTCTTTTCAATTGCTAATTGCTCAAGTTTTCTTTTTTCAATTTCTTTTAATCTACGTTCTTCTTCTGCAATTAATTCATCTGTTAAAAATTTAGCACCATCTAGCTTTGATTTTTCAGTAGCTAAAAATAAATCCAATTCGGCTTTTGCTAAATCTATTTTTGCTTTTGCTAGTTCTTCTAATTTTTTCTTTTCGTCTTCAATTGCCTTTGCTTTTGCTGCTGCTTTTTGTTCTTCAATTTTTTGCTGAACTTTAGCTTCGTCTGCTGTAGCACCACCACCACCTGATCCAAATTGTTTTGTTGTAGTAGTAGTTGCAGAAGTTGTATTTGTAGTGGTTTGTCCTTTTATTTCAAAAGTTTTAGACTTAAACCCTTCTATTTTCTTTTGAAGTGCATCTACATCAATGCCTAATGTTTTTAAAATTGGAGCAGTTGCATCGACTAAACCGCTAACTAATTTAATAGCATTATTGTAAAGATTAACAAAAATATTACCAATATGTTTAAAAGCGTTACCAACACCATCTGCTAACGATCTAAAAGCTCCTGATAAATCCCCTGTTAATGCTTTTTTCCAAAATTGAACAACACCATTAAAATAACTTGCAAAAGATTTTATAACACCAGAAACTATATCAAAAGCATTAGTTACAACAAATTTTAAATTATTCCATGCGCCAACAAAAAGAACAGCAATAATATCCAAAAGAGGCTGTATGTCTTTTTTAACGTCTGAAATATATTCTAACATTGAAGATAACGCATCTACAGATAAAGCCTTTATGTTTGTCCAAATATCGCCAAAACCTTCTACTTCAAAAAGTGCAGATTGTGCCTTATTTAAACGCTCATTTGCTTCAACTAATTTTAAAGATGCCGAAGTAGTAGAGTTTAATTCTTTTGTAGCTGCTTTTCCTAATGCCTCAAATATTTTTTGAGAACCTCCTACGTCTTCACCAGCACCTTTAAAAACATCGGCTGTTAATTGTGCATATTGCTGTTGTGAAAGGTTTGCATTTTGTGATGCTTTTGCTATCTCGTCAATAGCTTGTTTAGTTGTCAGTTCGCCTGTCTTTACTTTTGTTAAAATTTCATCTGAAAAAGAAGCACCAAAAGCATTTACCAAAGCGTCACGTGTCGATTTTGTATTTTCTTTTAATGCCAAGTCTGCCTCTTTTAAAGCATCTGGTAATTTATCTGCATAAATTCCTAATTCAAAACCTGAGTTTATAATATTTGTAAATTCTTGAGCAGAAAAACCAGCGTTTGCAAAGAAAACATCATACTCTCCAAGTGAATCTAAAAACTCCTGATTTTGAGCGCCACCATTTGCCAATCCTTCAGCTATTATCCTATTGGCTTCTGACATTGATATTCCGTAAGATTGCGAAAGTGAATTCGCTTTGCTCGCTATGTCTTTAAAATCTTTATCAAATGTGTCGGCAGTTGCTTTTAATTCATCTCTAACGGAAGATATTTCTTTTGAGTTTACACCGAGTGCTTTTAACTCTTTATTCATTTCAACTAATCCTTTGTTGAAATCAAATATTTCTTTAGCACCCGCTCCAATAGCAACTAATCCAGCAAGCGCTGCACCTATTGGAGTGGCAATAAAAGTAAGTGCGGCTTTTGTCATTCCTATAATGGAATTTTTAATCGTGCCAAATGAATCAGATAGCAAATTTGTAACACCTCCAGCTTCTTGACTACGCTGTATAAAGCCACCAATTCCACCATTAAAAATATTCATTTCTTGAAATGCCTCTTTAATGCTTTCTTTATAATTTCCAACGTTTATTTTTTGTTGTAAATAAGCATCTGCATTTTCTTTTATGTACTTATTATTTTGGTCTAGCTTAGCGTTTAATGCTGTTAATTGATTTCTACCTTCAGCAGTTGTGGTGTTGGTTTCATTGCGTAATTTATTAAGCAATTGATTTTGTTGTCTTGCTTCGGCTATGCTCGTTGCTTCTTGACTTAATGCTAACGCTAAAAGTTCAGATTGGTCGGCTTGCGTTTTTGTAGCTTGTCCGCTTTCCTGTATTACTTTAACGTTTGAAGCATAGGCACTATTTAAAGATTTTAAAACCGCTTCATTTTGTACAAATGCTTCGCTTGACTTATCGCCACTTGCTGCTAAATCTTTTTGTGTATTTTTAAGCGCGTCAATTTCTTTTTTTAAATCCGAAGTAGATTTTAAAAGTGCGTTTATGTCGATGTCTAACTCTGCTATTACGATTTTTTGTGCCATTATGTTATTGTTATTGTTAATTCATTTGATGTTATTGAAACCCCTTTGCTAGTACTCGCTACAATTGTGGAAACTGTATAAGTTCCTGTAGTTGCAAATTCTACTGTAATTGAATTCATATTCCTTGAAATTAAAGTAGCTCCTATCGGTGTTGTAGGTAATTGATATTCATTAGCATTATAGATAGTATCTTGATATATTGTAAATGGTGTTCTCGCTTGGTATTCTCCTACAACTTGACCCAATCCTAAATGAATGCGAGGTACTAATATTATATTCTCTTCTATTAATGTTTTTGGAAAAGCATTTGAGCTACCTGTATAATCTACTTTTATAAGTTCTACTTTTGTAATTCCTTTTTTTGTAAAGTTACTTATTTTGTTTAAAATAAAATAGCTGCTTAATTGTTCAATCCAATATAATTTGCTAAAATCAATATTAGCTATATCGGTTTCATTTAGGTAAATAGTAGCATCCACCATTTTTGATAGATTTAAAATCGAGCCTATATTTTTATAATAATTTCTTACAATATCTTCCATTCGTAAATTATAGAAACTTTCAACTGGAATAGTTGTAATTGCTTGGTGCAAACCAGCACTTTGACTTCCTATTTGAGTACTATCTGTAAATGTGTGAGTATTTTCACGCATTAGATAATATCTTTTTTGCAATCCTTTGTATTCTACATCGCCATTATCTTTGACTTCTTTATTCCACATTTTATAAACATTAGTTTGTAAATCGTGTATTAAAAATGTAGGGTCTTTTTCAGGCGCATATACTCGAGAATTAACAACGGTTTTAGCATCTGCAAGGTTTACATTATTTATTAAAATTTCGCTATTGTAATAGTCGCTTTCGTTGTCATTGTATTTGTAAGCAAAATTATTTTCTTGTGCATAGCTACCATAAATATATCTTTCTGATATTTTCTCTACAAATTTATTTTGTTCACGGCTCCAATCCACAACTGAATTATCTTGTAACAATTCCTGTAATGTTAAAAATTTATAATGATTTGTATATTTGTCTTTGAATGGTGTTAATGCGAAACGATTTAATATTTCAGTAATAAAATCCTTAATATTAAAATCCTTTAATTCGTTTGTAAAAGATACGATTTGACCCTGATACTCTTTTATAATTAGTTGGTCTTCAAAAGTGCCTCCATAAGAAACTTGTAACCCTAGAATATTAGGAGGAAAATCGTACAAAACAGTAATAACATCGTTTGCAATTAGATTTATATCTGTTGCATTTTGAGATGGACTTATAATTTGAACTCCATTTCTGTAAATTCTTGGTGTGTTTGCTGAAAATACTAATATTTCGCCATCAACACTATCGGTAAAATAATTAATACTTCCGTTTCCTAACTTATTTATTTCTAACTGATAAGTACCTGTTGTTGGTATTATAAATTCCTTTTTATCAAAATCTAAAATAGTATCAGTAACAATTGATTGTGTAAATGCCAAAGGTTGTTCAAATGATGTGCCAACAACTTGAACTGTTTTACCGTTAAATAATTCGATAGGCACGTCTACTGGAGCTACAAATTTTGGATATGACAACCAAAGGTTTGTAAAATTTACCGTATTAAAAACGCTACCCTCGTAAGTAAATCCATAAGTTTCAAATATCTTATTCCATAAATAACTAACCTTTGCACTAGGAACTAAATAATCAATATTAATTCTATTGGTATTATAAACCATTTTACCGTTATAATCGGCTACTATGTATTTGTAATTTAAATTAGCAGTAAAAGAATTTACAACAGTTGTAAGCGTTTTATTGTGGTCAATTTCTGACAAGTCTAAATCCCCTAAACTTTTATTTTCTATTGCCTTGTACAAATCAATATTACCATCGTAAATATTAATCTTATAATCTTTGTCTGTACTTTGAATAACCGCCCACCCTTTATAAATAATGCATTCGCCGTCATCTGTATAAAGATAAACCTCATTTTTTTGATAAGGCAAATAACTTGTAATACCAACAACGCCCAACATTTCAAACGCTTCTTTATTTTTGTCAGTTCTACGAATAGAAAAGCTATTTGTATAATTTGCCTGTCTATTATTCAAACTTAAAATATCGTTAACTTGTAAAGTTCTCGCTATCTTTTCGTCTGGTTCTAATTCAATATCAAATCCGTTTATAATTAGCCTCATAGTGTTTTAGTAGTATTCATTGGTAAATCAATATTCAAGTTTAAAGAAGTCATTTTCTCACGTGCATTTGAAGTTCTAAAAGCTCCGCTTTTTATTGTAACTTCTAACCAATCATTAGCAACGGAAATTTCGTTATAAGTTCCTGTGTATAAATAAACTTTAGGACTGTCTAATAAATCCCTTAAAATTGAAAATTCTTCAGGCGTTATATTTTCCTGTACTATTGTTATATTATTTTCAGAAGTTTTACCAATAGCCACATAAGGCGATATGCTATCTACAACGTCTTCATAATCGTTATTTATAATTCCTGTATCTTTTGTTGTAAGCGTATTGTTGCCTTTGTTAAATAGCCAGTAATTCCAACCACCGAATGAATTTAACCATTTTAAATAATGCCCCTCACAACTATTTGTTATTTGCTCAAAGTCAATACTATTATCATTTACAGTAATTCTATTGTAACCATTAGAAATTGCAAAATCATCAACAATCCCTAAACTTCCATTACCATTATTTACAACTATTCTATTTATAGCCTTGTCATTTGTATAAGTTTCTAAAGTTCCATTTACTGTTATATCAATATCATTTCTCAATCCATTATAAAAAGTAAAATCAAAAGGATAACCTACCCAATATTTTAAATACGTAATTGGTTTTAAAAACATTTGAATCTCAATATCAAATGGATAATTTGAATATAATTTTTTGTAATTCTGTACGTTTACAAATGCACTTAAAAAGTTATAATTGTATGATGTGCTTTCGGTAGTGTTGTTTATAAACCCTATTGTAAAATCAATTTCAATATTTCTAAAAATATCGCCTGTATAATCAATTAAAAAAGTAGTATTTAAATCTACAAAGTCTGAAAAATTATTTTGGTTTAATAATGTAGAAACGCTATGTTTAAAATTAAAATGATACTTACCAAGTGGGTCAGGAAAAAGCGTAAAAATTAAACCAGCAAATAAAACGGTCGCTTTTGTATTTGTAACGTTTGTATCGCTATAAAATGTTATTGTGTTATTATTGTAACTCAATAATAAAGTTTCATTGTCTAATTGTTTGTCAAATATTATCGCCATTATATTGCTAATTCTTTTGTTAAATTTATAATTTCAGTACTGTATATCATTGCCTGCTCAACCCCTACCTCATCTATAATCTTTTGAATGCGTACGTCTGTAACTACTTCGCTAATTAATTCCACGCCTCCATACTCTTCTCGTTTCCAACCTCTTTGTTCTATCTTACGTGCTATTAAAAATGCCAAGCTACTTATTGATATTTCGCCCTGTATTCTGTTTGCTATGCCTTTGTCTTTAATCCATTGCTCTATTGCACTAATTGGTTGGAACGCCCCTGGTCTTCGCCCTGTTTCTAATTTTTGTGCATAACTTTCTCCCCATAGCTGCGCTGTTAATCCGTTTACCCTAACTTCTAAGCTATCGGCAAACTTACCACTTGCACGCATTCCCTTTGCGTCGTAGGCTTTTATTAAATCGTCTTTTAATAATTCAAATTCCTTTGAAAGTATTTTGCTACTCATATACTCTAAATTGGAATGTTACCCATAATCCCGACATATTGGCATCGAGTACATCAATAGCATCAACGCTTTCAAAACTAACTATATCAATTTCGTTGCACCATTTTAACTTTTGCTCTAATAAGTCTAATGATTTTATTAATGGTTCTATTCGGTGCGTATATTTAGCCTCACATTGTTCCTGTTCTGTTTCGTTATGATATTCTTGTGCAAAATCATCTGGCATTACATAGAAGAAATTACCATTATAAACCCTTGCACTATCCACTACATTACCACGCCTTAATGGAAATAAAAGCAAATGTATTTTATCAGGGCAAAGGTCGGAATTTGCATCGATTAAATTTAAGTGTGATTTATTACCATACTTAAACTCAATGCCATTAGCCTTTGAAACTGTTTCTAATATTCTAACTAAATCCGCCATTAACAATATAATTTAAACCCTTTGTACTTACCATCTTTTAAAAATGGTTTCATACCGTTGTAAATCTTTTCGGTAACGCATAAAGAAACGTCATCAATTGTTTTACCTTGTTCAGCTAAAGCATTATGATCAATTTCTTTAATAAATTTATTAAGTATAATTCTACTTTTCATTACTTTTTACTTTTTAATTTTTGATATTCATTTTCAACTTGTCCTTGAATGTTATTCATTCTAAGCAAATATATTATTTCTACATATTTTTTAGTTCCATAATCAAACGGATAACCTCCGTATATTTTAGCTAATTGTGAAAGTGGTAATATATCTGCAAATTCGTTTAACCTTTCTCCTCCAGCCATATCCCAAACTCCTGTATCTTCATTTACAGATTGCAATAATTGAACTTCCTTCTTTTGCAAATTTACAAAATAATTTGATATATATTTTTTTATTTGGAAAAAGTTTTGTAAAGGTAGCTCATAAAATTCTAATTCATCTATTTTTAAAGCAATGACAAATATATCTTTTACGTCTTCAATTTCTGCAGAAGTTGACAATTTTTTAAATATGCTTCTAACTTCATTATAAGAAAGTTCATTTATTTTGATTTTAAGCAATGCTTTTTCTTTCAGCGAAGTGAACAATGTAATGTAAGGTAATTGTTTTTTCGGTAACAATTCTGTGTATTGTCTTACTGTTATTTGTTTCATACTCTAATATTAATATTATTGCTCTTTTGCATTAATTCTTTTTCAATTCCATAAGATGTTAAATCAATATGCTCATCGTGTTTACCATTTGGAAAAACTGCAATTTGTTGTAGATAATGTTCATTCCAACTACCCTCTATTAATTTTACTCTTCCGCTTTCAATAAATGGGCTTACAGACCTTGCCCTTTCAATTTTTGACATTTGCACAAAGTCGCTTTTAATTTCTGCAATATTTAATCTTGTTTGTTGTTTTATTAATTGTGCAATACTTTTACCGCTTGCTTTTGGTTCTACATAAATCATGCTTATTTGAACGCCTACAGCTTTTATAAATTCAGGAATGAATTTTAATAGTTCAGGCATTTCTAAATATTTATCAATAGAAGTTAGTATAATATAATCGTTATTATATTTTCCAGCAATTTGTATTCCTGTAGGGTCGTTTGCGTTATCTTTTGTATACGCACCATCAATATACATATTCCATTTTATAGGCGGAATTAATTGTCTTGGTATAATTTGAAACCAATTCTTTTTCCATTCACCGCCCTCATCAGGCGAAGGAGTTTGCATATATTGACCAGCAAAAGTATATCGGCTTCCTTGCCTAATTTGTTCTAATTCTTCAAAGGTATGTTTTTCTTTCCATAATGGCTCGTTGTTTTCATTTAAAGCTGGTAAACATAAATGGGTCCACTCTTCCCCACTACCTCCATTTAAAAGAAACCCAGACATATCGTCTTCGTGTAATCTTTGCATAATTACAATAATTGGAGTATCTCTATCGTTTACACGTGAACGAATTGTGTTGTTAAATCTTTCATTAACCGCTTTTCTTTTTACTTCGCTAAATGCATCGTCAGGTTTTAAAGGGTCATCAATAATAATAGCTCCGCTAAATTCTTTTGAATCCGTAACACCCGCACCAAAACCAGTAATCGCACCACCTGAAGCAGTAGCATAAACACCACCGCTCCAATCATTAAACCATTTTGATTTTGATTGTGCATCTTTTTTAAGTTTCATTTGCCATAGCTTTTGAAACGAATCACTTTCAATATATTCTTTTGTTTGACTTGAATTATCTAGTGCTAAACTATCGGAATATGATAAGTGTATAAATTTAGAAGAGGGATTTTTTGCAAGTGACCAAGCAATAAAACATTTAACGGCTAGCTCTGTTTTTCCATAACGTGGCGGAATGTTAATAATAAGCCTTTTTATATTGCCTTTTGCAACTTCTTGAAGTGTGTTAGCTATTTCTACAAAATGAGGCGCAGTGTTAAAATTGCGCCTTGTATTTTCTTTATATATGTATCTAGTGAAAAATAATAAATCACTTTCACACATTACTTTTAAAACCTTTTCTTCATTAGTAAGCATTATCTAAAGCCTCTTTTATTCTTTTTATTTCTGCATCGTCTAAATCCTTAGCCTCGATATTAAAATTAGTTTGTTTAATTTCTTGAGGTGCTTTTCCAAATACGTGTTCTGCTACAAATAACTGACCTCTTTGGCTTTCTAACAATACTTTTTTAATAAAATGTATCTTTGCTTCGTCATCTGTTTCTTTATCGTATAATTCCTTTAAAGCAATAGAAAATAAATTGTTTACTTTTTCTTCGTCTACTTTTGGTTTTCTTCCAGCGCCATCGCGCGCTCCTCCTTTTGTTTTTTCCATATTGAAAAAAGTATTGATTATTCAATACGCAAATATACAAAAAAAACCGATACATTACATATCGGTTTAAATTTAATTACAAACAGTTCTATGTCTGCTATACCTTGTAAGTGTATTATTTGTATTAGTATAAGTTTGCAAAGGTAAAATTACACCATTAGTTGTGCAATCTGTTGAAGTAGAATTTACTACATTTAAAACAAAATACCAACCAGTTGAGCTACCTTGTCCTGTATTCCAATTATACGTGTAATCGTTATATTCTAAAACCTTATAACAATTACAATATACAAGTTGTGTTGTTGGCGTTGGTACTTCATCTGTTGAACACGCTACCATTCCGATAGCAAGTGTTACTAATAATAATATTTTTTTCATATTACAAATATACTTATTTATTTTTAATTATTAACAACTTTATCAAACATTTCAGGATTCATATCTCTTAATTTTAACCAATCGTTATCTGTATATTCTGTAACTAATACGTCCCAATACTTTTTAGTTTTAAAATCGTTATTAGCTTTTAGAAAAGTTGCTACTTGCAAATTATTCATTCTATTTTTAATTTTTATTTTAATTACAGGTTGATAACTATAAAATAACTTGCTATTATTTTGTTTTTGCTTTTCTATGTAATTATAATAATCTTGTATGTATTTTTTATCTTGAGTTTGAAATGCTTTGATAATTAATTTAGTTGCTGGGTCTAATTTATAATATTTTATTTTTTTTCTTAAATTATAAATATTGGTTCTATCTGTTTTTATATCATTTCCTATTTTTTCAAATAACTTACCTATTGGTAATTTTAATTTATTAGTTAGCATTTCAGCGTACATCGCTTTTAAAACTATAGGAACTACTTTTCTATTTGGTTTGGATATATCAATTCCTAAATTTTGTTTAATATCTTCTATGGTTATCATATCTTATTTGTTTTTAAGTTTTTTAATAAAGTAATTGAAATCCATACTTCCTTTTAGACCATATTCTTGCTGATACTTTCCACTTCATACTCCATTTTCAAATGCTTCTTTCATATCTTCCTCACTATACTTATTCTTGTTTTGTTCTTGTTGCCATTTAGATATTTCAATGTACTTACCGTAATGTTTTTCTTGCCATTCTTTAAATGATAAAGATTCTCCATAAATTACCACTGCAAAAGAAAATATAGATTCTCTTTTTAATTGATGAAATTGTACATTAAAATCATAATTATTTTCTAATAAATTTTCTAAAGATGATGTATTAACTTCTTCAAGTGTTTCCTGTTTTTCAGTTTCAATAGTGCAACCATAACTACCATTTACTATTGGTAATTTTTGTTTAGATTCTTCTTTTGGAATGATTATCATATATTCATAAGGACTATATATTTCTTTAAAACTTCTAAACTTTTCAACTTCAACCTCCTCACAAGTAGGATTTTTAACAAACCATTGTAAGAACTCATCATCAATAGCTTGAACACCATCTTTGATAAGGTCTTGGTCTGTTGTAAGAATGATTTTTTTGTCTGATTTATCAAGATTGCAATTTGTATATTTTCTTATGTAATTTGTGCTTTTATTAAAAAAATAATCCCCATCTTTAATTTCTTCATCAGAAGTAATGTAGATGTTTTGGTTTTTATGAATCAAAGTATTTTGACTTTCGTGATTATCTAAATCTAATATATTATTAAAACTTAAATATAATTTACTTGGCTTGTCTGTTGGAATTACCCATAAATTTCTTTTCTTTTCCATATAAAATTATTTGCTGTTGTTCTATTGTATTTTGGATTAACACATTGTGTTATACAAGAACATCTTGTTAATGTTTTCTTTGATGCTTCTGTAACAGAATTATATTCTGCTATAAAATTATTGTTTAAATCATACTGTAATACTGCAATTGGTTTTTTACCTGGTGTAGGATTATTTTTTCTTCTAACTTTTTCTTTTTCTAACTTTATTAATATGTTATCAACTTTATCTGAAGAATATTTTTCTTTATATAACCATATAAAATTATTACAAGTTAATACTTTACCGTTAAGAGCAGCATATAAAGCTTGTCTATGAATTTTAAGTTCTTTACAAATAGTTTCTATGTTAATCCACTCTTTGACAATATTTCCTTTTAAATCTATTTGATACGTTGGAGTTATTCTGTTTTGAGAACCTTTTCTTCCTTCTCCTCCATCAGTAAAATTTACAAGAGTACCTTTTCCTAAGTCTTTTCTTCCATATAGAGCAATAAGCTCTATTTCTTTTAAACAAGCTTCTTCCCAAGATAGATTATCAAAAACTATATCTAATTTGTGTTCAGTTTTGTTTATAATTTTTTTAAAGTAATCAGTTCTTAGTGATAGATTTTTTGCTCTTTTGTATTTAGTATCAGAACCTATTCCTACATAGAAGATTTCATTCTTATCAAGTCTTGTATAAGTATATACGTATGCCATTTGTATTAAATTTTTAGTTCAATACAAAGATACAATAATTATACCAACTTTGGTAATACGTGTATGTTTTTCATATCTTATTTTTTTTTAATTGTTCAAACCATTCTTCAAAAGATAACTCTTTCCAATTTTCTATGTTTGGATAACCACTAAATCCTTTTTTATGACCAGCTTCAAAAGATAGTTTCATATCTTCCTCACTATACTTATTCTTGTTTTGTTCTTGTTTTTCAAAACCATATTTCTCAATAAGTCTTATAGCTTGTGCTTCGTTACCACATTCAAGACAGAATTTAATGTGTTGTAATAAACCATATTCAAGTGTTTCTTGTTTATCAAAATCAATAAACTCATAAGCGTTACTTCTATTAGCCAATACTTCTTCTTTTGGTATTATTTTAAATTCGTGTTTCATATCTTATTTGTTTTTAATAATAATATTTTATTTTTTCTTTTTCTTTTTCTTTATATTTAAATAAGTGTGTTTTTGCATCTTCTAAATTATCAAATAAGCAATACTTTTCTTGATATTCACTTCCAAACCATAAAAAATTAAGTTCTTTATCAATACCTTCCCAAAAAGGGAAATCTCTGCGTTGTGGTATAAACTTACCGTTTATTTCTTTTACCCTGTATTTTTTAAAAATGTTTTTCATATATTATTTATTAAATGTTTCGTTGTATAAATGGATTGCAAAAATTCTTGAATCATTATCAAAAATTAAATTACTTTGTTCGGATTTTTGTTTGTAGCCCTCTATAAATGCTTCTAATTTCTGTTCCTTATCCATTTCTAATGCTTGATTAAAAAGACCTATAAATTGCATCTCTTGTTCGTGAGTAAAATGAATAGATAATGCCTCTTGTAAAAATTCTACTGCTGTCTGTTCCATATATTATTTGTTTAATTATTACTCTGTTATTCTTTCGTAATTCTTTCTTATTACTGTTTCTATTTGATAACCCATTTGATTTAAATAAGTTCCTTTGCTTATTTGTTTGCTATCGAAAATAACCTCAAGCATAGGCTCTAATGATTTTTCAAGTTGTTCGCCTTTGTCTATTATTTCTTTAGCTAATAAACTATTGGCTTTAATATTGTTTAGCTCTGTAATTAGTAAATAACTTAGTACTGCTATTTTGTGGCTCTGCTGGTGGTGTTTTTTGCTCATAATATTTTAAATAAAAATGCCTACCTGTATTTGCGTTGGCTTCAACCTCAACACTCCTACAAATAGGCTAATATTGTTAAACTTACTAAATTGTTGAAGCGTAAGTATGATGCAAATATAAAAATAGTTTTTTTAACTACCAAATATTTTTTGGTGTAAATGTAAAATTGTCTTATGAATAGATAGATTGATTTCGTTTGCTGATATTGGTTTTGTAAATCGTGTTACTTCTTCTTTATATTCGTATTCAATCCACCATTTATATTTATGGTAAACAGGATATACTTTGTAACCTTTTTTAATTAGCTCATAGTTTTTATTTCCAAAGTCAGGTAAACGTTCTATTTCTTTACGCTTTGCCATTTAAAAGCTCTTTTGTTTTTACTCTGTATATTGCTATTAATTCTTTTATATCCTCAATAGTCAATAGAGCGGGTTTATTTCTATCGTTTACAAGTTGGTTATATCTTTCTATTCCAATTCTTTTTGGTAGCCTTAAAGCATACTCTATTATATTTCCATGCAATTCTTTATTACATTTGATGCAGGAACTATGTACGTTATCTTCATTAAATCGTAAATTAGGACTTGAACCTACGGAAAAAAAGTGTGAAGCATTTACATCGTTTTCTTTTAAAAACTTATCACACGACACGCAAGGTTTTCCTTTATCCCTTGTACGTATGTAAGTATTAAAAACCTTTTGGCAAATATTTAAGTAGTCTGATTTTGTCATTAACTTTTCCTTAAGTACTTTCTTTTCTTTTTGCCAATCGTTTGCTTTTTTACTTTTCATAAATTGTATTGAACAAGCAATCGAACACACAACTTGGGTATTATTCTGCGGTGTAAATTTATCTTTACAGCTTACGCATTTTCTTTGATATACTTTTTGCATTATTCTAAAGTTAAAGTTAAATCTTGGTTTGGTTCAGGAATAGTAACACCAAAAAAATCAAATATCCATTCTCTTATTCCTGCAAAATAATCCATCATTTGACTGGTTGATAATTCAGTTGTTGATTTTATTCTTTCAATAGTTTCTCCTGTGCTTTCATCTACTATTAAAGTTTCTTTTAAAAATTTAAGTTTCAGTAAGTCGTGTGTTTGGTCTTTTGTTAAAGTATGCCCAACTTCTTTTAGAGTGTTTTGAACAATAGGCACAACCACACCCCATAGGTAGGAATTTTGAGGAGTACTTCTTTTCTTCTTTGCCTTTTCTATTTTAATTACTATTTGCTTACCTTCAAAAGTTTGTATTGCATCTTTAATTAAATTTGTATTGCGTGTTAAAGTTCCGTTTTTAACCTCGCTGATTATTTCGTAATTCATTATTCAATTAAATAAGGTAAACCATTACTATTTACATCAAAGTTAAAATCTTCAAATCTATAACCTCTTGAGAATGGATTTGAAACGTTTATACTTCCATCTTCATTTTGTTCTAAAGATATTACATTTTCTGCTTTTTTTAATACATAAGTTCCTAAATGCCCCAAAGGTTTTCCAGTAGTTCCTGATTTATGTATAACCGTCATAATGTGTATTCCATATTCGTAAGTCCATTTAGTCAAATAATCAGATGCTTGTTTACTCATTACAATATCGTTAGTATTTTCTATTAAATCAGCAATTCCGTCAATAGCAACAAACTTAACTTTTTTATCATATAACTTATTTTGGTTAGATAAACAATAATCAATTAACTTTAATCTTTGCTCACTTGGTAAATTACGAGTTATGTAACATTTGTAATGCGTGTATAAACTCCCTACCATATCGTTTACTCGTCTAAATGTTCTTTGTGCATAATAAGCACCTTGCTCTGTATCAAAATCTAATATAGTAAAATCTTCTTTACGATGGCTTTTTATGTTTGGAAATAATTGATTTGTATTTCCACCTATAAAACTGGCTATAAATGCAGATTTAATAAACGATTTCTTTTTTTTACTTTCAGCTATAATTGCAGAAAATTCACTTGAAGTACATAAAGAAGTTGGATAACTATTTCCTTTGTACGTATGTTCGCCAATAGATAAAAGCGTATCAGGTGGTAAAAGTTCCTCGCTTAAATCTACATAACTACTAATTTCAATATCATTTATATTAAAATATTTTAAATTTTCTTCGCTAATTAATTCGTCAAAATTTATATCCATTATGTATAATTATTTGTGTTAGTAATAAATTCGTTTATAGTTTTTTCAAAAGATTTTTTAACATCGTCAAACTCCCACTTTTCTAAAATCTTATTACTAAATTCTTTTTCGTGTTTTTTTATTAATTCTAAATTATTGTTTTTAGCTTCTAAACTTTCAACTAATTCAAAAGTAATACCTTTTTCTTTCATTAAGTTTTGTAATGCTTGTATATTTAGTTCGCTTGTTAATCGTTCTAAATGTGAAATCAAAGGTAAATCTAAATCGTTTTGAACTTCTTTAATTGATGCGTTTATATTTCCGTGCCTTAATAAAGAAAAAAACATATTGGCACATACTACCTTTGCAAATAACGTTTGTTCAGTAATTCTTAATTCGGTTAAATAGTTAATCTCTTCTTGCAAAGTTTTTAATGCTTCAAAATCTTCTTTATAAACTTGTTTCTTTTCGTATAGTCTTTTAAAAGTATTTCCTAATCTTTTAAATGCTGATTGCGATTTCCAACTCATAATTAAAATTTTAATGGTATTCGTGTATTTTGTTTATTTGTTTTTGAAAACCAATCCGCATCAAAACCACCCCAACTTTTCTCAACACATTTTTCTAATACCTCGTTTATATTATATCCACTTTTATTGTATTGTATTACAAATTTATTAAAAGCTGTTTGTGTGTTTGTTAATTTTTTGTTTTTACGTACTTTAATCCAATCAAAAACTAATTCTTTTTTAGCACCTAAATTAATTAAAGAATTATAAAAAGAAAAAGGCAAAGGCTTATTTATATTTTCTTCTTTCTCTTTTACTTCTACTTCTTCTTTCTCTTCTTCTTCTTGGGGGTTAGTCATAGGGTTATTCATAGGGTTAGTCGTGGGGTCTATTGTAGGGTTACCTAAAACATCAGTATTACTTACCCTTAACCAACCTTTTACACTTGATTCAATAATATGCCTTTGACTTTCATAACATAGTTTTACAATAAAAGATAAATCTTTTGGGTCTTCATTTAAAAATTGTTTATTAATGATTGAAGTTAAAAATTCAAGTTTATCCTTGTCTTCTTTCAATTCATTAAAAACATCAAAATAACTTCTTAAGAAATTAAATGCTTTTCGTTTTGTTGGTTTCATATTATAATAAAAAGACAAAACCCCTAAAGAGCCATCACACATCTTTAAGGGTTTGTCGTGCTAATAAATTAGCAATATTTTCCTGTAAGTGATGGTTTACGTATGCAAATATACAAAAAAAATATAACCTGCAAAATTAATTGCAGGTTTTTATTAACAATTTTAGAAATTTATTTCTTTGCTTAATAAATATTTAAAATGTTTTTCTCTTGTATCTAAAACTTCTTCATTATTACCTTTAAAAATATTATCATATTTGATTAAAAAAGTATGTGCTTTTCTATGTTCTTTAATTGGTAATATAAAAAAATCATCTAAATAATCATCTAAATAATTCCAATGGTGTATTTCAAAACCTTTTGGTATTTTATATTTTCTATGAAGATTTTTATACTTAGAGCTTTTAGTATTAGGTCTTTTTTGATTCCAAACTTTTTGTTTTTCATTATAACCTAATCTAATATATTTTTCCCTATGTCTTGCTCTTTCTTTTTCTAATCCCTCTACTGTAGAAGTTTTTAATTGTAAATTTATTTTACTATCAATTTTAGTACAATCTTTACATTTATTTAAAAAACCATCTGCAGTTTTAGGGTGCTTATAAAATTCAATAACAATTTTTTCTTCATTACATTTAAAGCAAACTTTTGTAAAATTTAAATTCTCCATATCTATATATTTTTTTATTTATACAAATATAGAGAATTAAAATGGTAATAAAAAATTTATTTTACCTTTTTAAAAAGGTAAGTTATTAACAGCTTCTTGTAAAGCATCAGATATTGGTTCTTTAACTTCAAAAGTTTCAATACTTGAACCACCATCTATTGGTGAATTTTCTTTATCTATTTTCCAACCATTTAAACTACAATACCATTTACCATTATAAGAATTACCTCTAATATTAATTCCTACCTTTACAGCTTGTCCTATTGAGTATTTATCTAAAACTTCGCATTTGTCTTGTACAAAATCAATAGGCACTTCTTGTGGATATTGTTCGTTTGTTTTAACTACTAATAATCTTTTTTTGAAAGTTCCTGCACTTCCTACTGTTTCTGTATTTCCAATATGGATAATACTTCCAATTACTTCACTCATTTTTATTTAATTTAATTATTGTTTACTTAATTCATTACACCAAAGATTAATTGTATTGGCGTTTTTTACAAAACTATTTGATTTTTCAGAAAACGGAATCCATTTATTATTTTCTTGTTTAACTGGCAATTTAATTATTTTTTTAGAATATAAAAAACGACCTATTCCCCACATAACAGCAGCACGTTTAAAAGCATCTGAAGCTTCTCCTTTTTCTTTTTCTACATTGCTTTCAGTACCGCAATCAGATTTCCAAGTCCAAGAATCATTTGTTTTAATTCCTATATTACAAAACAAATTACCTTTGTATTCTTCAAATTTACATTGCCAATTTTCAGCACCACAAACCTCATCTAATAAATCTTGCACATCTCTTGAATCTATATAAGCTACACAACTTGCACCCCATTGATTAGAAGATTGAACTCTCCATTTAAAAGGTATTTCTTTTTTTAAATCTTTTAAATTCATAATTTAGTATTTTATTGTTAAACTATCTGAAGCATATTTTACGCTTACTTTTGGTATCTCACATCCATCACTATCGTATAATGGTTCTGTTTGTTTTAAAGATATTTTTAAAACCTCTTCACGCTCTTTTAATTTTCTGCTTAAATCCGCCCATAATTCATCTTCTGAAAATTGTATCATTTGGCGACCATTTACAGGGTTTATTTCTATTCCGTAAGCTGTTTGTTTTTCACGTGGTAAACTTGCTTTTAATTCATCTCTAACGTTGCTTATTGCAGTCGTTAAACGTTCAGCTTGTGCAAATGCTTCTACTTTGTCAA